GAAGGTCTCATTCTATGTGAAGCAAAAGTTACACCTTTATGTTTAAAATGTAATGTAGTTCCTTCATGATGTACGGTAATATTTTGATGGTCGTGTAATTTATGATTCCAATGTTCACTAGGAACTACACTTTCATGTTTTAAACCACTACCTTCATTTTTTTTAGCTATATATGTTGTATGCCTAATATGTTCATGGCCAAGATGTTCCATTGGTGTTTTATTGGTTTGTAAAACATGAGTTTTGATATGTGCGACCAAATCATGTTTTGAACCTTTACTTAATACATCATGTGTATGTTTTGCTATTTTAATAGCTGTTTCTTTATTGGCATTAGTGACGTGCGACTTCATTTCCGAATTTTTTTTCATCATTGCGGAACGTTCTTTTTTATTTTTTGTTTTTATTAATTCAGGATATTTTTCAGCAATTTTTGTTCGATGTTCGTGAATAATATGGTCAGCACTATAGTTTGCTTTTAGTCCTGGATTAGAAGCAGTAATATGTTTATTGGTTGAATCAGTAACTTTTAAACTAACACCATGATATTTTTTTCTAGAACCTTTTTGGGAATGAACAACAATGTCAGAAGCATCTTCTTTTTGTGATGCTTTTATACCAGTTGACCGTTGAGTATCACCTGGTTTAGAAGTCCAATGCACATCGTGAATTTTGTGGCCAGATTTTTCTATATGTTTTTTAACATCATCAGCGGCAGATTTAGCTTTATCGTGTAGTTTTTTATATTCGTCTGGATGAAGTTGTGATTTAATTTTATCGTGCACTTGTTTTGGACTATCACCTTGCTTATCTGCGTGTTTCTCCATGTGTTTTTTACCACGCAAATGATAACCTACCAACAATTCATGTAAAACTCCTTTTGAATTGGAAGTTATTTTTCCATCGGCCTTTACATGAGATTTAGCTGTGGAGGTATCTCTCTTGGTTGATTCGAACATTTTTTTATGTTCATCTCCAGGATGACCATAGTAATCATTTTCATCATCAGGAAATTCATCATCCTCATCGTCATTATCTTGATTTTTTTCATCTTCTGCTTCCAAACTTTTTACAAAATCTTCTATTTTTTCTTTTTGAGATTTGGTTGCTTCATTAATAATACCGGATCTTTCTAGATATATTTGTAGTTGGATTGACATTTTTTCCTTATTTACAATAATGATTTCATTTATTTTTTAATGACTGCATAGTACGAACATGAACTCTGTCTTTTTCTTTTTCATCTTCCGGTAATTCATTATATGGTTTGTGTTGGTCTGCATTGTAATCTGCTTTGGGATTACGTTTCATCCATTCATTATGAATGTGTTCGGCTGCTTTTTCCATATTATGCGGATGTTTCTTTACAGCTGCCAAAGCGGCATGACCCGCAGCAACATTTTCTTTTTGCCAATCAGGGTGTAGTTTATGAAAAGGTACATTGATATCACCTTCAGTTCCATCACTATTCTTTTTAACTCTAGGAACATCACCTTTGTCTTTGATGTGTTGTTTTCTCCAAGCCTCATGAGCCTTGGCAGCAAATTGCATAACTTTACCCATACGGATTGATTCCGATAACATACCAGCTCTTTCTAGATATATTTGCAATTGGATTGACATTTTTATTTCCTTACTTTTAATAAATTTTGTTTAGCGAATTCAGCACGATTAACCAATTTGGTTGGTTCTTCTTTACCGTTATGTGTATGGTTCACAACAAAACCCTCAGGTTTAGATTTCTTACCATCAATATGATGGTGATAACGACCTTCATGTGTTTCTAAAGAATTAACCAAAGCATTTTTGGCTTGATGTAAATGATGGTGTAATGCCAATAGATTCTCATAATGACCTTTATGCTTTTCAACATGAGCTAATTCAGTATCACGTTGTTTAGTTTTTTCAGCCTTGCCTTTATCTGACTTTGCTTTAACAATATTTTTTTCGTGTTGGCGTTGTAAATGTTCCTTAAACCCCTTAACACTAGGTACTTCATCTGTTCTTACAGTATGATTTATATATGTTGATAGATGGCCGGTTTCTCCACTATGTTTTGGATGAATGGCATCATACATTTTATGACCATGCGTGGTGTGTATATCTTTTGCTGCGGCCATATGCTTTTGATATGTCTTTTCGTTTTCTTCCGAATGTTTTACTTTACTTGTGTCATGTTCAGCACCATGTAAATGGACATCTGGATGTTCTTTGAACTTACTTAAATCTGGATGAGGTGAGGCTTTCATACTAGTCATCGCTCTATTAACATAGTCATGGCTAAGTTTACTAGCATCAGGAATATGATACTCTTGGTGAACAACTATACCAACTTTAGATTTTTTAACCTTTTCTTCTTCTTTTTTATCTTTAGGAGTATATGTGATTGTATTTGGAGTAAATGATACAGCCTCATTAACATAACTCTCACTTATAGTTTTTGTATCTTGATGGTGCATTAAATCACCTTGGTATATACCAGTTTTTGGTGTTACTTTAGGTAGATGTTTTAATGCGTGTTTAAGTGTTTTTACTAAGCCTGGTGCGTGACCGTGATTTCTTTCAATATCAGCATTGGTATGATTAATCTTAGGGTCTTTATTGAAGGCTGATTTAGTGGCAACAAAGAACTTACCAGTTTTAGGATGATGACCAAAAACTAATGATGGAGAACCATCATATTTCATTGTAAGATTGGAACTTTGTTGGCCTGATTTGATTTGAGCATGAGCTTTCTCTAAAGCTCCGACTGCGTGTTCAAAACCATCGTGACCATGCATCAATGGTCTATCTTCAGCATGAGTAATATGCTTTAATTGACCACCTTCTTCGGCCTCTTCTTTTAAGAATAACTTAAATGGTAACATAATTTTTTTCTTTCTTTAGTTTATAATATAATTATATCATACCATAACGACAGGATGTGTCGTATTCAGCTAGATTTGCAACACACTTTGGTTGCCAGTTTACTTATTTATACAAGATTTACTTTTCTTGGTTGAAACCTTAGAAAAATTGGGTCCGATACATAGTGCTCGGTTTGTTGGGTTTATAGAAGCTGATCCAACAAATTATATGTACCAAATTTGGGTGTATACCCCAATGCTTTTATCTTTGATATGTCCAGAACCATATTTTTAGTCTGGACTATTTTGTGAAACGGAGCAATTTCAACTGGTATAAATTCTGAAGTTGATTTTACTTTATTTTTGACATACTCTAATGCTTCTCCAAGATATACTTTTTCACCATTAGCTACATTGTATATTTCGTTTGTTTTGCCATTTTTTATAATCAAATTAATAGCTTGTGCAACATCATCAACATGAATATAATCTCGGTATAAGTCTCCACCATCATATAGAGTTATAGGACGATTCTCTTTAATTTCATTGATTAAGTATTGTAAAGCATTTTTCTTTTTGGAAACCTTAGTATCACTCTTACCAACCACATTACCAAGTCGTAGTATTCTATACTTTATATTGAAAGTATCACAATAAGACATTAGTAATTGCTCAGCCGCTCTTTTGGTGATTGAATAGAATCCTTTTGGATCACAATTTGCTGTTTCCTTTGCTGGTAATTCTACATCACCGTAAACAAACCAAGAACTAATAAAGTTAAAAGTGATATTTTTATTTTTACATGATTCTAAAACTCTAATTAAAGTGGTTAGATTGGTATCAATATCAATGTATGGATCAGTATGAACATTATAATTATCAATCGTGGAGATAAAATATAACACTTCGCTAGTATATTTACTAACAATATAGTCTACCCTGCCATTTCTGACAACATTAGAATTTAATTCACAGAATCTCCCACCAACAAAACCACTTCCACCAAAAACATTAATTAGTCGTTCCATTTTTTACAAACTTCCTCAATATAAGATAACACCTTTTCATTGTATAATGGCGAGCAACCTAAGAAAAATACATTACTCAATGCTAAATTGGAATTTGGATAATCTTTATAATTGTCTAAATGCTTATACCCTGGATGTAATAGAATGTTTCCACTAAAATAATTTCTAGTTTGAATCTTATTACCTTCAAAGTGTTGGACTAAGAATTCTTTGACATCTTGTGATTCACAATAAATTGGTACACCAAACCAAGATGGGTCTCCATTAGGAAGAGGATTGATTACACGAATTTCTTTGATGTTATCTTCAAGATACTTTTGAATAACGAGCTTATACTCACGGCGCTTCTTATCAATATAATCAAATTTCTTTAATTGTTCAATACCAATAGCACCTTGTAGGTCTAAAGGTTTCAAATTATAACCCATTGTCGTAAACAAATACTTATGGTCAATCACTCCATCATAATCTTCTAGCCAGTTATCAAATCGTTTGCCACAGGTACCACACTCTAACATATTGCCAGCACCAACACAATAACAATCACGACCCCACCAAGAGATACTTCTAATCAGATTAATAAGGGTATCATCATTACAACAAATCATACCGCCTTCACCAGTTGAAATGTGATGAGCAGGATAGAATGATGTTGACCAGCAGTAATAGTAATCGGTAATCAATTTACCATTATAGTTTGTTCCTAACGAATCACAGTTATCACCAATTAAAAGTATATTGTATTTTTCACAAATATCTTTTAGTTTATCCATATTAGGAGGATTACCAAGAACTGGTGATACAAAGATTGCTTTGGTCTTGGATGTAATCTTACTTCCAATCTTGTCTAAATCAAAATTAAGAGTGTCTAATTCAATGTCAATGAATATAGGTTTCAATTGATTTTGAACCAATGGCGCAATCGTGGTTGGGAATCCGACAGGTGAAACAATAACTTCATCATTGTCTTTCCAACCTAAATGTTTCTTTAATGCTGTAATCATCACCAGATTGGCAGATGAACCTGAATTTACCATATGTGAATGTTTAATTTTAAATCGTTTACTAAACTCATTCTGAAATTCAGCTACCTTTTCACCTGATGTAATCCATTTGCCATTAATTAATGTATCCATAGCGGCAAACATTTCTTTGTGGTCCCAAAGTTGACCAGAATACTGGACAAATTCACCATGTTTATAGTTGTCATAGTTTTTGGCATAACTAGGTCTTTGTGTAGATAAAGCTTCAAGCATTTGATGAAAAATCATATTACAACCTTTTCATATCTAAAAATACATCATTAAAATTATTTCTTTGAGCAATAATTCTTTCCTTAATTTCATTAAAGAAGTTCCATGCCAAAGGTACAAATAGTATTTTATCATACTCCGTGAAGGTTTTCAATACTTCCGAGCCAACTATACCAACAGAAGAACCCGGTGTATATAAGCCTTGCTTCATTTTGTTATCATCAATAATCATATCAAATGGTACTTTGGCAAAATTCAAGAAAGTATTACCTTTTGCTGGTGCTCCGTATCCAACCACTTTATAACCTTGTTCTCTCCAGTATTCCACTTTTTCGGTGAACTTGTCAACCAGATGTATACAGTTTTTGGCATATTGAAAATAGGTATCTTCTTTATATAATCCAGCAGCAGTTTCCATTGCAATTAAATTTTTAATTGTAAACTTGGCTTTTCTACTTGGACTAATAATAAAGATATAACTTGTACCATGTATTGGAGTTTTAACCACATCAATTAAGTTTAATCCAGCTCTTTTACATAAAGCCTTCATAGATTTAATATTATAAAATGAAATATGCTCATGGTAAATAGTATCAAACTCATCATTGAGAATCATATCTGACTGTGAGGTTTGAATGAATAGTAGACCATTATCACTCAAATTTTTCTTACAGTTCTTTAACAATTCTAAAGGATTTGGATTGTGAGCAAAGGCATTTTGTATTGTAATCAAATCGTGTGTATGATTATATTTGTCATCAAAATAACCACAAGTAATAATGTGATTTGGTGCAGATAGTTCCCAAAGATTTTCTGCTGGGTCAATGCCGTGTGTTTTTACACCACGAATTTTGAATTTATCTAATTGAGAACCATCGTTGCAACCAATATCTAATACTGAATATGGAGTAAATTTAAGTTTTTCAATACAGAAATCAGCATACCAATCCATATATTCAACATAGGTTCTGGTTGTGCCACTAACATATAAGTAATTCTTATAGATTAAATCAGGATTAACAGCATGAGTTAATTGAACATGAAAGCAAGTTGTGCACCGATTAATTTTCAATGGAAAATAATCTTCATGTTCATCTTTACTTTTTTTGTATGAGTTTGCTAAAGGTTGATTATTTAAGTCTAATACTGGAAGTAAATTATCAGAGTCACAAGCCAAACATTTTTTAATTTCAGTTAAATTCATTATCTACCTTCATAGAAATTTTTATAATTGTGAACCATATCGTAGTGCTTCTTCATTTCATTCAAATCTAAATTTGGATTCTCTGGCCAAATATTGTGTAGTCTAGGATTAACATTGTATTTAGCTCCAGCAAGGAAGAAGTATACTTGCAAGAAACAATCATTCCATCCTAATTGTGGTTGATTCTGGTGTAGTCTAACAAAATCTTTATCTAAGAATTCAACAAATCTATAAAAGTTTTGAACAAAGGTACTTGTTTTCATAATAGTACCTGCGCCAGCACCGTATTGTGTTCTATCAGGTTTAACACCAGAAATAGATTCACAAACATCTAATATTTCTTGATTAATATGATTACCATCAGTAATATTATAAGAAGCAATATCCCAACTCTCATCAAATTGTATTTCATTCAAACAGATTACATCATCTTCTGATATAATAAAATGTGTGGTTCCCATACAAACGGCAGCCAGCATCATTCGTTTCATAAAGTTGTATACTTTAATTTTATTAAAACCCCAATGCGGAGATGGATAACCTAAATCAAAATCTGCATGAAGATAATTCACATCATACTTTTTACAGATATCATATTGAGAACCTCCACTATTATCACAAGCAACAAAATATGGAGCGTTTGGATGATATTTACGAAACGAAGCAATAGATGCTTCTAATCCTGATTTGTTATCTTTATTCCAATGATAAATGCCTAATGAAGCCATTAATTCTCACCTTTAATAATTTGATTAATTTGATTTATAATGTCCATTGTGGGTTCTTGTTGCAGTAATGGTAATATTTTATTGATAGTAACATCAGGTAAATCCCACCATTTCATTTCTAAAAGAGCATCAATGATTTCTTTATCAAAACGATATTTTATAAATTTTGCTGGATTACCACCAACAATAGAATATGGTTCAACATCTTTGAATACATGAGAGTTTGTTGCAACTACAGCACCATGACCAACTGTTACACCAGACATGACTGTAACAGATTCTCCAAACCAAACATCAGAACCAACATTAATATCTCCTTTAGTTTGAACCATTGGTAGAATTGCAATATTATTGAATATTTGATTTCGGTCACCTAAATTTCCAAACGCATAATTCGTACAAGCTTTTGGATTGTGAGCAACACCTTCAGAGGGAAAAAATCTACAACCAAGACCTATTCCAGTAAAAGAACCAATATTAACAACTGGTGTGGTTGGATCAGCGTAAGAAGTAAATTGCCTTACTGTTGTTGTATAAGCATCCGTTCCATAAGTATGTTTACCTACTGATTTAATCATTTCAACCACCTTTTATTCTCTAGTGTCCATAATGTCATTTCTTTAATTCGTTCACTAAGTTTAATTTTTGGTTCCCAACCTAATGACTTCAATAATCCACCATCAAGTGCATATCGTAAATCATGGCCAGGTCTACTGCCATGAAAATCAACCATTTCATAATTGAGTTCTTTGTTTTGTGCATCAGCAATCATCTTAGCCAATGTTAAGTTATCAATTTCTTCTGTACCAACTAAGTTGAATTTAGGACAATGAGCCCAGCCATAATCACCAGTATGTTTGTAATCTTTAGGTAATGTATTGAGAATGAACATCAGTCCTTCTGCCACATCTTTGGCATGGATATACATTCTTGTTCCTGCCTCTGTGCAATCAGCATTAGCATGAATAAAGACTTTCTCGCCATCACGAGCACGTTGAATACACATAGGAATAAATTTCTCTGGATGTTGTCTCTCACCAAATACATTCATTGTGTGTGTTACAACAATAGGCATTTTATATGTGTTTTCATAAGCAACACAGAATTCTTCTGCGGCTGCCTTACTTGCTGAATATGGATTAGTTGAATTATATCTATCATATTCTTTATAAGAAACACCGGGAGGTGCCACACCAAAGATTTCGTCTGTTGAAAAGTATACAAATCGTTCTAAGTTAGGCAAATGCTTACGAGCATAATCTAGCATATTAACCGTGCCAACAGTATTGTCTTGAACAAACTCCATTGGATATTCAATACTACGGTCAACATGACTACCGGCTGCCAAATGTAAAACGATAT